GCTAAGGTTATAGCAGTTGGTACTGGTGCAGTACAGTTAGATGGATCACTTAGACCACTCACTGTACAAGCAGGTGATACAATATTAGTTAGCAAGTATACAGGTACAGAAGTCAAGTATGACGAACAGACCTATCTAATCATACAAGAACAAAGTGTTCTAGCGATTGTAAGAGAATGAGTAATCTACTTTTATCCTTAGTCATAGGTACATGTGCTGTCACAATACTAGTAGCTCATGCCATTAAACCACACATTGATTCAGTCAACACTACACTAGATAGAATCTCTGCTTCTGTAGATAAACTGATTTCTAAGGTACAGTCTTAACTAGTATTATAGTAGCGGCTCGGCCGCACATCCTTCCTTAAACGATAACTCAAACTCTAGGAGATAACTAATGCCAACAGTACAAATTAAACAAGTATGTGATACTACAGGCTTCAATGACTTTGCATCACCAATAGCTATAACAGCATCTACATGGGGTCCAACAGATGGACACTTTGAAATCTCTCCCTATGGTTTAGGAGTAGGGTGTGCTATTAGAATTGAACGTATTACATTGATCACTTCAGCAACAAATCTTACAAGCTGTAAATGTTCAGCAGCACTTGATGGTGGTAACAACGCAATCGTAGCAGTATGGAATGGTACCGTAACTCTCAAAGCAGTAGGTGCATACACAGTTAGCTTTGAACCTAAAACACTAGTTGTTCTAGATCATCAGCCACAATCTCTATTAGATATGTTGTCTATGCAAGTAGGAGCACTCTATCTACAGTTCTACTCTGACGTTAACATGACAATTAGTGGAACTCTTATAGACTATACTATCGAAACAGTACGTCCTACCTGAGAGCAGGTATACTTAGGTATCTAAGTTTATAGGTACAAGGAACATAAATGGCAAGTCAAAACTTTATTGAGAACTATGAGGATCCTAACGGTCTTACCGAAGATGATCTAATATCTATGATAGATGGAGAGGAACCAGGTCCTGAGTACTATGCTGGTTTATCACCAGTAGCCGCGCAACAACTCATCTGCAAAGTACTAGATGACTACTTAGATCCAAGATACAGTGAACTACTCAAAGCTAAATTCTTTGGTAGCTGTGACAACGAATCTATTAGAAGCTTAATGGACATCACTGGTGTCTCCTATAAGAATACACACAAGAGATATTATCAGGCACTAGAAGCCTTTAAAGAAGTAGTGAGAAAAGAGTTCCCAGATATCTGGATCATACTACAGACTCCTGCCCTAAAGCTTCCTGGACCTGCTAAGGGAAGTAAACATAAGCCAAAAGGAGATAGCATATGAGTGACACAGATAACATCATACTACCTAAAGTAAACTCAGTCTCGGACCAAGAGTTTATTAAACAGATTGCTCTGAAACAACCAGAGTGGATGGCTACTCTAAGTGAATGTGTAGCTAGTAGAAACATGCTACAGTTATACTGGTTGCTAGCTGAGATCAATACATTCCATTCTATCTTTGGTAGACAACCTCCAAGCGGCACCACTTTACAAACAGAAATCCTAGTTGGTATCCGTGACCTAGCTAAATCAGCAGGTGCTAATCCAGTCATAAATGCACTACGTAAAATGAGTTCTACCAAATAAGGAATAGTATGATTGATTTGGATTCAGAAAACCTGGTTGACCAGATCATTGAATACCTAGAGGACCCTGAGAAGTTCTTTAGTTTGTTGTCTATTGTAGACAAGAGTGGTGACATAGTTCCACTGGTATTAAACCATGAGCAACAAGTACTACTTCGGATGTGGAAGGATTCACCTGAATCACGTAAGCGTCTATTAGTCTTGAAGCCTAGACAGATTGGTTCATCTACATTCTTTACAGCATTGCTCTTTTATATCTGGTACACATCTCCAACTCCAATTAAAATCTGTAGTATGGCACACACAGCAGACACATCCAAGAACTTCATGGCTATGTTCAGAGGCTATTGGGATAACCTGCATCCAATGTTGAAAGATGCGCGCACCCTTTCTGTTTCCAATACCACTACTATGACTCTAGATGATACTGGAGCTACACTATTAATCAAGACAGCAGGTGCCAAAGGTGGCACTCGTAGTTTTAGTTTCAACATACTACACATGAGTGAACTAGCATTCTATCCTGGTGTAGAAGAACTTATGGCTACTGCTATCCCAGCACTAAATAATGGTGACTTGTTCATTGAGTCTACGCCTAACCACTGGATGGATGGACTACATACACGTATCCTTCAAGCAGAAAAGAATGAAGGTGGCTGGCTCTATCAGTTCTTTAAATGGTCTGAGCATAGTGAGTACACACGTACCAGCGCGCAACCTATTATCCTAACAGACTACGAACAAACACTAGCAGACCTATACGATTTAACACCTGAACAACTACTATGGAGAAGAGAAGTAGTATTAGAGATTGGTGAACACAAGTTCCGTAGAGACTATCCTCTAGAGCTAACAGACGCTTATAGCTTAGGTGAGAACACTTGGCTTACAGATGGTGAGCTTGGTCATCTAGTAGTGAGTACATTAGATACTGCTCCAGTTAAAGGAGAAGTATACGCAGTTGGAGTAGACGTAGCTCTAGGTGTTGGTAAAGACTACAGTGTTATCTTTGTAGTGAATGCTAAGTCAGGTGCGCCAGTACATGTATGGGAATCTAACTCAGTATCACCAACAGACTTGGCTGCACACATTGTGTCTATCGCTAGCAAGTATAACAATGCTAAGGTATTAGTAGAAGTAAACAACCATGGACTTGCAACACTAAATGAACTAGACCATCTAGGTTACAGGAATCTTTGGAAGTCTGATACTGGTGATCACTTCATGACTACAGTAAAATCCAAGCCACTACTATTAGAGAATCTTCGGCGCAACCTTTCTAAACAAAACATTAAACACCTAGACGATAGAACTATTACACAGCTTAGGGCACTCCAAGTAAAAGGAGCTAACCAAATAGTACTACCTACTAGTAAACAAGGTCACAGTGATAGTGTAATGGCATTAGCTATGGCTCTCTGGTGTAGAGACAGTGTTCACATACCAGCCCCAGCACAAGTACAACAAACCAATTTCTATACTGAGTTAGCAAAGAGAACAGCAACTCGCCAAGCTACTCAACATTCCAGATACTAAGGGAGACTAAATGAAACAGAGAGAATACCCACAGTTTATAGCTACTGTTTTAGAGCAACACAATAAGCACTGGAACGACCAGAAGCTTTTAAACCAGATGCTTCATGATGCTTACATGAATAGGTTCTATGACAACAAGTCAGCCTTCCCATCTAACTATATTCAAGTAGAGGTTCCAGAAGCATACTCTTTCATTGAGTCTATGATTGGTTCACTCTTTATGAATGCTCCTGGTGTAGAGATAGCTGGTGACATTAGTGATCCTACTTGTCAACCAGAAGTAGCCGAAGCAATATCAAATAGATTCTTACAGAAGAAAAGAAACACTATAGAAGATGCCACTAGATTGGCGCTAATCTTCCCTAATAGCTTTCTCAAGTTAGCCCCATGCTTGACTACTGATCCATTAGAAAGCGTTCACCTGTGTGCTGTAGAGCCCTGGAATGTTATAGTAGATGCTGATGCTTATGATTGGGATAGCCAGAAGTTTTGTGGACATATCTATTGGTGTTCAGTAGCAGAGGCTGATGAGAAGTTCCCTAACAGAACATTCACTGGACAGAAGAAAGGAGAGTACCTTAAGTCAGATGGCTATGGTGCATCTAGTAGTCTTGCGAGCAATCTACCCTTAGACTTCCAGTATGTTTGTATCATAGAGTTCTACGACCTTCTAAACGATAAACTAGTATTCTATTCTCTACAAGCAGACAAGCAAGTACTATCCGTAGAGGATATCCCTTTACGTACATGGAATGGACTACCACTACCAGGACTAGTGCCACTGTATTTCTCTAATGATCCTAGTAGACCACTAGATGGCTACTCTAGTTTAACTCGTATCTATGACCAGATCACTGAGAAGAACTACGAACGTACTCGTATGGCTAATGCTGTACGTAGAACACCACGTCAGTTCCTATACCAGAAAGAACATATTGATGATCAAGCTTTGGCTGGTATCTCTTCAGGTCAGGATGGACTTATGATTCCATGTGAATCAGATAATCTTGGTTCACTTGTAGTTGCACTACCTAATCCTCCAAGCAACACAGATCATTCTCTGTATCTTGCTGAGATTCAAAGTGACTTGGACCGTTCCAGTATGTTGCCTGCGTTTGCTAGAGGAGAAGCTACCGATAGTACTGCTACTCAATCTGTTCTACTACAGTCTTATGCTTCATCAAATATAGGAAGGTTTGCGCGCCACCGTGATACTGCAATTGAAAACCTAGTCAACGTATATCTACGTATGCTTATGGTACAACTCCCAGAAGAAGAAGTATCTCCAGTCATCGTAGTTCGCGACAACCCTACTATTGTAACACCTCAATCCATAGATGGTAAACTAAACATCCAAGTACTTGATGGTGCTTCTAGTCCCTTTGAATCCCTAGAGAAGAAACAGAATCTAATCTCCAGTGCTGGTCTACTTCTATCACTAGGTGCAGATCCAGTAGCTATCCTAGAAGAACTCGTATCAGTTATGAAACTACCTAGTAGACTAGCTAGACCTAAGACTACAGAGGTTCGTACTTCACCTGCTGCACCACTAAGCCAAGAAGCTATTAGTCAGATACTACCTGACAAGGGTGTCGTATGATCTACAGTTATCGCGTATTCCAAGATGGTGAGCCCACAGATATCGTAATGGACTATCAGTTTAAAATAGCAGATAGACCTAGTGAGATTGACTTGGGTGATGGTAGAGTAGCTAGACATATCTTAGTACCAATAGCAAACATGAGTACACAGTGGGCTAAGTCTGCTGGTACACCTAAGACTGTAAGTAAGTAGGGGGAGCCAATGCCACTATGGGATTATCAAGTAGTAGATGAGAATGGACAGCCCACGGGGGAAGTCTTTGAAGAATTGTTTAAGGTTGGCGCCGCACCTGATTATCTAATATCCTCAACTGGTAGGAAAGCAATACGTAAACAGGCAGCTCTAATAGCTAAGACATCACAGTCTTGGGCTAGTGCTTGTGGCACACAGTATGGTGTTAATGGATATTTCAATAGAGGACTTGGCTGTGTTGTACACAGTGACAAAGAAGCTGAACAGATAGCCAAAGAAAAAGGCTTGACTAGATTGTCCGATATATCAGATAACCCATACTACATAGATGACCAGATAGAACAACAAGATAATGAGTACCACCAAGGTGAAAGAGATTATGCTGAAATGAAAGCTAACTACGAAACCTGGGGAATTAGTTAATAGTATTAGTCGCGCACATCTCTTTAACCAAACCACATGGAGAAATAATGAACCCTAACCTTACAGCCCTATCTATGGATCCAAGCCCAGAAGAACTAGAACAACTTATCAGCCAAGAAGAATCAGATATTGGTGCAGCTTCTAGAGCACAAGATGAACTCTTTAGTCTAGCATCTCCCAAGGGAAAGTTCACTCCCAAAGGTCTTAGTCCTTTAGTAGATGCACTTAACCTAATGCTACCACTCTTTAGTTTACCTGCTATAGAGAGACTCACTGAAGCATCTGATGTTATACCAGATAGTGTACTACGTCCATTCATGATGGTTATTACAGCTATTAATGATGCTGTTGAGGATGAAGTGTTGCCCGCAGAAGTAGCTATTAACATTGCTGGTGTAGCTACAGATAGTGATCTCAAGATGCTTGCAGCCAAGCTAGCTAGTGCAGCTAAGTCTATGCCCTTCCGTAAGTACTTGAAGGATAAACCTGCACAGTCACCAGTAGTAGAAGTAGAAGAAAAAGTTGAAACTAAAGTAGCTCCTACTGAAATGGATGACTCAGCCATTGAAGCATTGTTTGCTAGTAGAGCTAGATAAGTTCCGTAGATTGTCAGTGACAATTCAGAGAACTTCCATGGATTGTCATGTTCCGTCGTTTGTCATGTACCGTAGATTGTCACAGTAGTTATAGTATGTAGAGGTGGGCCGCGCCACCTCACCTTATTTCCTAAAAGATAAAACAGACTCACCAAGTGAGCACCTGGAGAAACCAATGTCCGATACCAATACCACAGTAGTAGAAACAGAAGCAGTAGTAGAAGCCCCTGTAGCAGACCAAGATGCAGCGCTCAATGAGCTGTTAGGTTTACAGGATCCAGTCTTTGAACAAGAGAACTATACTGGTATGCGCCCACTATCCGAACTGATTAGAGTACTACCAGAGGATACAAGAAAACAATTAGCTAACCTACGTGGTAGTGTAACCCGTAAAGAACAAGCACTAGCTGCTGAACGTAAAGCACTTACAGAACTACGTGCTCAGATTGATAGTGAACGTAAAGCTATTCTTGAATCAGTCAACTCATACAAAGCTCCAGAAGGGGAAATAGATCCTTGGTCTGAAGAAGGACAACTAGCTGCTATTGAACGTAAGGTAGCAGAGAAACTACAAGCCATGTATAAGCCTATGCAGGATCAGCTTATCCAAGTAGAGCAAGCTCGTAAGGCAGAACAGTTCGTTGCACAGAATCCAGATGTACGTACAGATGCAGAGATTAAGTCTGGTGTAGCTAAGCTTCTAATGGAACGCGAAGAACTATCACTTGAAGATGCATACTACATTGTTAAATCTAAAGTCCTAGACAAGCGTAGTCGTGAAGCTAGTACTCAACGCACACAAGCTGTACAAGCTCAACGTGGTACACTAGCTAAAACCTCAGCAGGTGGTCCAGGTGTCGGTGTTGGTCAACCAGCATTTAAGAAAGCCAATGGTGAATACGACGCTATGGCTCACTTAGCATTCCTAAAAGCACAGGGCCGCAACTAATTTATCAGCATAGGGTATAACGCTACATATGGTATGTAGTGGTAATCAGCTTCTAGTGAACTCCCTTGAGGAACACTCTATAGAAATGTGATTCTACCCTATATGAATTCACATAAGTGAACACTCATCCAAGTACAATCAATCTATAAACATATTCTTTAAGGAGAAATTACAATGGGAACTTTAGTCTCTAGTCCTGGTGGCTCATTCAGCCTTTCCAATGACCTCTTATCACAGCTTCTAGTTGGTATGCGCCAAGAAGCCGTAGACAACTTATTCGTTCGTTCTGTATTCTTAGACTTCGCTACCAAAGCAGGCGCTGTAGAGCGCGAAGGTGGAGCATCTGTTTGGGCAGTCCCTCTCAGCGTTGCACAGCACTCTAACATTACTCAGGTTGTATCTGGATATGAATCCCTCGATATGACTGTCTCTGATATCTTAAGTCCTGCTCAGTACCAATGGTGTACATTCCATGAGCCTATCGTTATCTCCAAGATGGAAGAACTCCAGAACTCTGGTGAAGCTGCGATGGTTCGTATTCTTCAGTCCCGTATGGACAACGTTATGGGCACACTGAAACGTGAAGTTGAAAAACAACTCGTTGCTGGTACCTCTACTATTCTTACTCGCTTGAATACACTGAATGGTGGATATGATGCTGCACCTATTGCTGGTGGTTTCCTGTTCACTGATACTACAGTTACTAACGCTCCTGCTGTTGGTGGTATTGCTCGTTCAACTGCACTTGGTCTTTCTAACATCATAGTAGACGCTAACAACACTACTACTGCTGTAGATGCATTGACTGACGCTTGGCTTCAAGCTTCTAACCAAGCAACTAGAAATGACGTTACACTTATTCTCGCTGGTGGAAGTGCATTCAAAGCTTACAAGGCTGACCTCTATCCTAATGAATCATACGTTGGTGGCTACGGTCAGAAACTTGATGGCGGTAACCTAGCGTTGTCCTTCCATGGAGCACAGGTCGTTTACTCTAGCAACATGACTACTGCCGTAGCAACTGGTTCAGGTTCTACTCTTGACAGAGCATTCTACGGTATCAACTTTGATGGCATCCGTCTTCGCATCCATCCTGATGCAGATTTCTCAGTCAGTGGTTTCACTGACTTCCCTACCCAAGCAGTACGCGGCGCTAAGTTCGATTGCATGATGCAGCTATATGCTAACCATCTTGGTTCAAGCTTTGTAGTTACAGACGTACCCGCCTGATTTTAACACACTATAAAGGAGAATAAAACATGGCAACTCGTACAGTTTTAGTTAGTCAAAAAGGCACAGCATCAGCCGCAAGAAATACTTTCTGGGCTATTGCTTCCGAAGACATCACACTCGGTGATGTAGTTTGCTTCGATATTAGTAAAGCTGCTGGCACAAGAGCAGATGGCTGGGATGGACAGAACGGTGACTACAAGTACGTTCTTCGTTCAGATATAGCTAATATCAACAGTGCAGTTCCTGCTGGTGTAGCTTTGTCTACAGTAGATTCTGGGGCAGTTGTTGAAGTTTGTTTCTGGGGTGAAGTAGCGGTTCGTGTTGATGGTACTACAGACATTGTTGCTGGTGATCATTTAATCATCTCAGCAGCGGCTGGTGTAGCAATCACTCAGACTCTTGATCCTACATCAGCGGCTCTTCTAAAAGCCTCACTTAAAGCACAAGAGATTGGTATTGCTCTAGAAGCATATACTGATACTGCTATCGTTACAAAGAGTGTATTCGTTAGACTTCCTCGTCCTGACTGATAGTTTTTAAATCTTAGCTGACAATCCAGGGGCTTGATGTACAACGGGTACACGAGCCCCTCTTTCTTTATAGAAGGAGTATACAAATGAATCTAGCCCAATTGATAGACCAAGTCAAATCCTTATCTGATTACAAGCCATCATCACCTACATACCAAAGGGATCTAGAAGCCGCTATCAACGATGCTTACTATACGGTGTGGGCTAGTGCTCCTTGGACATTTGCACACAAGACAGACTACATAGAACTACAACCAGATGTAACACCAGCTCGTATCGGTGTAGAAGTAGGTGACAACATTAGTCCTACGCTTGTAATGTCTGGTGGTGGTTTGATTGCACAAACAAGTGGTGTTGCTCCTAGACTAACCGATAGACCTGATCTATGGATTGGAAATATACTTAACGTAGAAGGTATTGAATACGTAATAGCTCGTGTAGAAAGATACTACACTGGCGCACCACTGTTTGATTATGTAGCTAGAATTTGGGTCACTACACCTTTTAGATATGACAAAACTACTAGTGATTGGAAAGTAGTACAACGCTATGTTGGTTTACCAGTAGACTGTGAACAACCTATAGCTCTAAGCTATAGACCTTGGCCTTATTCAACTACTGACTATAGACCACTAGTAGCTATCTCCTATAACCAGGAAGCTATGTACACTGGCTATAACACTAGCGTAGATAAAGCTTGGGCTTACATACGTGAACCATCTAGTCATATACCAGCCGCAGGTAAAATCTCTTTCAGCTACACTAATGAAACTGAGACACCTACTAACGGTACATTCGTTCCTGGTGATTCAGTACAAGTTTGTTGGGCTTATGTTGGACCTAATGAAACTGTTGGACCTCTAGGTGAGGTAGCTACACTTGCTATTCCAAGTACACTAACTGGAACTAACTATTCATTCCAGCTTAGCTTAACTCATATGGATGGATCACTTGCATCCTCAGATGCTTATACTAACCCAGCTAGTCACCAGTATGCAGACATTAACTTAACCTATGGCAAAGTACTATTTTACAATGCTAACTGGTCTAACACTACACACAAAGTTCTTGGACCGCCTAAGTGGATTCCAATCAACCTAGCCGCACTATCTGTCAGCAACTACATCACAAACGTATATACACGTTGGGTTGGTTTAACAGAATCTATACTTGGACCAAGCACAACTAGCCTAGACTTACGTACCAAGACATACCTATCTAATAGATATGCAAATGAATACTTACAGGAACGTCCTTCAGGTGGTGGTCGTATTAGACTCTATCCTCATCCTGATGGTTACGATGTAGCACTTGCTGATCTTGGTGGTTGGGAGAACCCTGCTGGAACTACAACTAGTACGACTCTACCATACGAGTTCTCTACTAAACTATCTTTGTACTATAGATATTTGCCCGCGCCACTGTCTTTCCAAACAGATGCAGTACAGATTCCATACGAGATAGCTTCACTAGTAGTTTATAGAACACTAATGACTATAGCACTCAAGTCCAACAACATAGCTATGATGCAATCATTTGAACGTATGTATGAACGTGGATTAGTAGACGCTAAGAAACGCTACGTAACTTCTAGAGATGTACACATAGTTAAGGGTATGGATCTCTCAGGACAGACCTGGAGAGGACGTTCAAGCTTCTGGACTACACCTGTAAATTACACTGGCTGATACTAATACCTACGGAGATACAGATGCTATCACAAGAATCACTTGAACTACTCGCTAAAGGTATGGATCAACGTTCATTACCAGCAACAAATACTTTTAGTCTACTCCAGAACGTAGCCTACGACTCTAGCTTACTGGCATGGTCAACTCAATGGGGTTGGGAACCAGTGCGTCCATGGTTTGCCAGTAGAGTTTATACTGCTGAAGAAAGCTCAGATGTTTATTCTGGTGCTGCTTGGTATCAGAATAGTGGCGCCATTGAATATCTATTACAAGAAAGATTAGTAGATACTTCAGACATTTGTATCTTCTATGAAACTGCTAACGGTACAGAATACGTACTGTCACACAATAGAACTGCACCTGGAGTTACAGATGCTGGTACACAATACATTCCATTTGGTAGATTCATAGCCATGCTTAATGGTGTTGATCCAGCATTCAAGTTCTGGGGCGACATACTCACTACTCCATTTGGTATCAGCAAACCACCTACTCCTAGAATTAATGGTGTTGACCCTACTAGATTATGTCCTGACTCTAGTTCATCTATTACAACTAACACAGATGGTGAAGCTACTAATGAAGGCTTTGGTGTTGGTATGTATCCAAACATCTGGGATCAGAAAGGTGAATGGTCTGTTGGTAGTGAAGCCTATAAGATTCCATCTGGCTACACGTTTACTTTGAATGCAAACAGGGGCGCACCACTACTCAATTGCTATTGGGGACTTGGTACTACTACAGCTTTAGATAGATGCACTTATTCCTATAAGGTTGCATGGGTAACTGACACTGGTTCTGAATCAGAGTCTAGTGCTCCCGTTACAGTATCATGGACTGTACCAGAGAAGTTTAGTGCTGACACTGATAACGCAGATAATCCTAATCCCTTTGCAAATAAACTTGGGGTTATGATTACAGATCTACCTATTGGTCCAGACAACGTAGTTGGTAGAAGACTCTACCGTACTAAGAACCAAGCTGATGGACTTACTGGACTAGGAGCAATCTATTATCAGGTAGTAGAAATTCAAGACAATGTCACTAGACACTATGTTGACTTCGTACCAGATAACGAATTGCTTATCACTGAACCAGGTCTAGAAGGCGCTATAAGCGTTCCTACTACTTTCCGATATGGTGCTGCCTTTGATGGTCGTATGTGGCTTGCAGGTGGCACTGGCACCGAGAATCTCATATACTATTCAGAGCGTGGTAGACCAGAACAGTATGGTGCATTTAGTTTCTTTGATGTTGGTGTACGTGATGGTGGTGCTATCACTGGTATCTATCCATACTCTAGTTCACTATTAGTCTTTAGAGATAGAGCAGTAGATATCATTACACAAGCTGTTGACGGTAACTATCAGATCACTAACTTACATCCAAGTGTTGGCACTACAGCAACTAACACTATACAGAACGTACCTGGATTCGGAGTTATGTTTCTTAGCTATGATGGCATCTATGTAATCTCTACACAGAACTCAGACTCTAAACTACCAACACTTAGAAAAATCTCTAGTCCTGTAGACAAGTGGATGCAACATCTTCAAGTTACATCTATGGCTAAAGCTACTGCTGTTTACTCTTCTAAGTGGAATGAATACTGGTGTCACTTCCCTGCTGATGGTTCTACTGTACCAAATAGTGGTGTAGTGTTTAATACTACGCTTGCTAGTTGGAGTGTGCGCGGCCCAACTACTTCTACCGAAGCTAACTTCTATAAGCTAAACAGACTCTTTAGTGATAGAGTAGGCAACGTAATTATCTGTCCTGAATTCTTAGAAGCTACACTGTACTACTCAAACATAGGACTACAGATTGTATCTAGAGCTAAGACACTTGGCTGGTCTGTACTAAAGACAGATACCAATGTAGTTGAAGGTGGACTTACATTTGATTTAGTTACAGATGTAGATGCTAGTTCTAAACTAATCTCTTCGTGGGCAGCTTATAATCCTAAAGGTAAAACCTACAAGGTTGAACTTAGGGCTTACCAAACTAGTAGTGATCCTGTACGATTCCATCACTTCTGGGATAGTAGAGTACGTTGGAATGATGACTACTCATCTACAGTGCCACTTATGGTATCAGATGAATACGATTCTACAGAAGCAGATTGGGTCTGGGGTCCAAGTACAATCACTAACGTAGCCACACAAGATACTACTATAATAGCTCCAGCTAGAGTTACAAACATGAGATTCGATTTCTATGTATCCTGTAAATCATCAGTTGCTTGGGGCTATCAAGGTACAGATGTTATTCAGCTACAAGCTTACAAACTAGGTTACAATGCTGACCCAACCAATACTCTCAATCAAACACACTGAGGTTAACCAATGAGCAAAGTATATACAAACCATCCTTTCGTAGCTACAGCTCCTGTAGAGGAAGGTCAGTTAGGTGGAGCTATGAGAGATATCTCAGAAGCACTATCTAATATTGAATGGAGACTTATAGGTGAGAACACAGTTGGTATGGCTGATGTTGGATATCTTGGATTAGATGGTTTCACAGGAGAGACTGCTGACCAGGATTCATATAGCTCTGGTACTGGTTGGTGGATTCTATCTGAGGTTCACGGTTCTACAGAGACTAGTCCCAAGTCTACTTTCTATCCGATAGACATTCCATCTACTGGATGGAATAGTTTATACGATATGGATTTTAACCTCACCAGTACAGTGATTACAATTCCACCTGGAGTTGGTGTTGCTTCTGGTGGCTTCTGTATAGATTCTGAATTAAGAACATCTGCGGCCACACCTCATCCATCTAACCAACCATATACTAATAGAGACTTATGGTGGGAGTTTGGAGTATTTGCTAACGGTATAAAGATAGGACAGTCACCAAGACTCTTTGCTGGTAGACATTCAGTATACATTCCGTATACATTCTTTACTGGTGCTGAACTAACTACTATCACAGTACAGATGGCTTGCTATATCGGACAGCAAATGTTCCTTGGGTCAACTGCTATTGAACGTGAACCACTAGCCATACATTCAGTTAGAGCACACTGTCGAGCCACAAGCTTTTAAGGAGAACACATGAGTCAGCTACCAATTCCGTACATCGGTGATGAGACAGTTTTAACCAGTGATTTTACAACTGACTTTGTCAGTGACGCTAATGCTATTCGTATAGCTCTAGACTCATCTAACTTAGCTCCTGAGTGTATAGGTCGTACTCAATGGCAAGAATCAGATAGTATTATGGCGCGCAGTCTTTCTATGCAGCAACCAACAGGTACTGGTACATTCTCTTCTACAAGCTATCAGGTAGTAGCACACACAGCTTTATCTACTGAGAAGACATTTAGTCCTAGCATGAACCTAAGTCATAGAGCATTTGTTGTAGCTCAGTTCCATTGTTTAGTATCTGCTGTGTCTGTAGATGCAGCTAAGTATGCTGAGGATAGATACTGGTTTAGAGTAGGTTATAAGTCAGGTGGTTCATGGGTCTATCCAGCTACAGCTTATGGCTTTAGTATGTTAGTACGTAACTCTGGCGGCACAATGTCTACTGATTCTAATATTGACACGTCAACATACGACTTGAAGAACTTTCATCGTTACCGTCATGTAGATATTACAGCAGCATTTCCTGTATCTACTAGCACAGACATTACAGAAATGAGATGGGAAGTTAGAGTAGAAGACTCTGACAACAGTGTAACGATTGCTCAGTTCTTAGCATCGTACTTATGCTTCCAAGGCTAATAGGAGAATAACATGGCTATTGATGCAACAACTGTAGAGACTGCATATAAAGCAGTTAGAGATGCTATCAACGATGGTATCATTGCAACAGATATAGATTCAGCTTCATCTGAGAACTTAGTACGTGGTACTGGTGACGTATACAAAAAGACTTGGTATGGTCCTACTGGATTCTATGCTTGGGATTTTGATGATGGTGTCAACAGATCTAAGTGGGCTTGGGCCACAAGTCTATCTAAGATTCAAAACCAATCTGACAATGCTACACCTGTACCAAGTACAGACTATGCTTTCCTAGTAGCTGAAGACCTACAAGATATATGGGGTTGTGCTAAGAGACTATGGATACCAACACAGTGTATCGTACAACTACATGTTACAGCAGAAGTTATTAGTCCTACTATGAGTGAACTAGGTTCTACATATAGACTACCTGAGTACACTGGTCACACTGGTAGCAAAGGTTATCTTATAGTAAATGGAGATAGAGTAGAGTCTACTATTGGATATTCATTTGAAGATAGCATTGGGCCGGCACCATCTGGTGAAGCTTCAAGTGGACTCACAGCATCTTCTAACAGTCCTTCTAGATACTGGAACCGTAGATACTATAGTTGCTTCTATACGTTTGCTGCTGATCCTGGTACATGGTTAGATGTTAAGTTTGCAATTGACTGTCGTAACGAACGCACATATGTAACTCGTAGAAGTATTCACGTACAGGGTATCTACTACACGTAAGGGTACAATTACGCTTATAGCTTATAGGATAGTATAGCTTGGTAGCTCAGTGGTAGAGCAGTTGATTCATATTCAAAAGCGCACAGGTTCAAATCCTGTTCAAGCAATCCGGGGACTTAGCTCAATTGGTAGAGCATCTGGTTTGCATCCAGAAGGCAGAGGGATCGTAACCCTCAGTTTCCATTTAACTTAGATTCAAAGGAGGTAATCATGAGTGGATCCCTATAGTGCCCTTATCAGTGCAGGCTTAGATTTGATTGGTGGTACACTACAGAGTATTCCACAAATGGTTCCTACTGCTTATGATAAGAACAACAAGAAACGTCTTAAAGAACTACAGCGTATGTCTGAGTTAGATGCTCTTGGTCTTACAGAAGAAGAAAAACAAGTACTATACAATGCTTACGAACAGACTGCACAAGCTGGTAGAGAATCATTAGCTGGTCAACAGGAAGCAGCCGCACAAGCCTTCTCTGCAAATGCTAGTGGACAAGCACTTAAAGCAGCACAACTAGGACAGGAACAGCAAGCTAAAACCAGTGCTGATATCCAAGCTAGAATCACAGCAGCAGACCAAGCTAGAGCTACTGCACTACAGCAAGAACTTGAAGATAGACTATCTTACAAAGCTCAACGTACACAACAGCAAGTAGCTGCTGTGACTAGTCTATTGATGCCACTAGTATCTGGTGCTAAAGAAGGTGTGGCGCTTGATCGTACTACTTCTACTCCAGATGAAGTTACAAATGAAGAAGCTGTGGATGCTACTAAGGATCTAACAGACGACGAGAAAGCATATTACGATTCCTTAAACGATTGGTCCTGAAGGAGATAACCATGGCTTTACCTGTTACAGTAAGAGGCGGACTTTATAATCCAGCTAACAGTGTCCCGATGACTAGAGCAGAAGCTTATGTTTCTCCCTACATCAGAGCTGGCTGGGAGAACTGGAAGTTATCTCTAGCAGAAGCACAAGCTTCTGCTGAATCAGAAGACTCTGCTTATAAATCTAGACTTGCTTATTACAAACTACTCACAGAAGCTAAGTCTGATCTACAGGCTCAACTTGCTAGACTACAAGAGACATCGTATAAGAATGGTGCTGATGTAGATAAGGAAAACTTTAGTGCCGAAACTAAAATGGCTATTGAGAATGCTGATGCTGATAATACAGCTAAACGTACTACTGTTGAACAAGCTGGTCTAAGTGATCGTGCTGAACTGAATGCTGATGTGGCTATCTTTGGTACTAAATCTAGATTAGAAGGCGATCGTCTATTAGCTGACGCACAGAAATATAACTCAGCTTCTAATCTTAATCCAGACTCCGAAAGAGATATGAAAGCAGCAAGTGACGGGTACCTTCCTAATGTACCTGGAAACTATAGAGCTACTCTATTAGCTTATAAAACTGCGGCAATGAACAGACCAGGCGCTCAGATTGAAGACGTTCGTAAAGAAATGGATGCTTTAAGTAGAACTCTAGATGCTAAGACTAATGACCCTGCTACACTATCTGCTGCCAAGGATGCTGTAGCTATGGATGCAGTTCTAGCCCAGGATCTACAGTCTGGAGCTTTAGGCAATAAGAAGTCTCAACCACCTGGGTCTACTGCCCCTCCTCCTGCTCCTGGTACTAGTCTCCCAACACGTAGTTACACAGCTACTCATGTAACAGCACCTGAGCCATTAGTAGCTAAACCTGCTGATACTTCTGACTTGGAAGCTAAACTTGCTGCACTAGATGCTAAGCTTAAAGCTATTGATGTGTCTGCACCTGAACGTAAGTCTCTAATTGAAGAAGCTCGGGCTGTCTACTCTAAAAACTTCCGTGGTTTCCCTGGAGCTACTAAAGCACAACCTAAACCAGTAGCTACTCCTACACCTGATAGACTACAAGCAACTAAGATAGAAGCAGCTAAGAAAGCTAAAACTCTAATTGATGCGTGGAACCTAGACATAGCTGATCCTCTCAACCTTGAAAGAAAGACAAAAGTATTTAAAGAGTTTGAAGACTCTGAAATCAAAAATACTGTTGATCGTCTCTATGATTCTAAGACTGATAAGACTGGAGATGGTGTTATAGAAAAACAAATCCAATCTCAATTCGAAGCTAGTGGAAAACTTGCAGACGCTATGGCTTATTATATCTATCGTGTTAAAACCAGTAGACCTACTCCAGCAGGAACTGGAGGCCCGTAATCTTCTATTTGATTAACCTATCAGTTTACTAAGTACACTGGTATACTAGAACCAATATCTTTATAGGAGATTACTATGGCTGAAGAAACCTGGGACGAACGTAGAGCACGACTTGGACTGCCACCTCTTGGTGACCAACCCAAAGAAGAAACTTGGGATGAAAGACGTATTAGACTTGGACTGCCACCTCTTGGCGGAACAGTTGCCAAACCAGTAGCTAAACCAGTAGTTAAGCCTGCTGTGACTAAACCTACTCAACCAGTAGCAGAACTTCCTGTTCCTAGAGTTGAGCTTCCATGGTTGCTTGCACCTGAAACTACTACTCCAAAAAGTGTACCATTCTATCCAGATCTGTCTCTTCCTTCTGAACTATATAAAGCAGAAACTGATAAAGCTACAGAAGCATATAAGCAAGAACTTATTGGAGATACTCCAGCGAAACAGCAAGCAAGATTTGATGATGCTGTAAAGAAAACTGGTACGCCTATTGATTACACTCCTGGCGGCAATCCCTATACTACATTTATAAATCCTGGATTCTATGTAGAGCCTACTCAATACCGTGACCCAGATATTACTCTACCTGATGGCACTGTCATTCCAGGTAAATGGAATCCTCTACTCACTAAACCAATGGCTGAGCTTGTAGATATTTCTAGACAGCAAGCAGAGGGTGGGCGCGGCAATGCATTCAGACCACAAGTAGTTGACCCTGGATTCAACTTACGTAAAGGTCAGTATGCTCAGAACATAGCTGCGCTATCTGATGAACTTGATTATTATAGTCATGTTAAGGATGATCCTCTATTATCTGAAGGAACTAAAGATAGTATCCTATTAGCTTGGGAAGGACAGCCTACTGTACAGAAAGCTATCTCTGAAGCTCTCGATAGAATCTATTCATCTACTGACCCTGATGAAATTGAACGTATCAAAGAGACTGTTAAACTTGCAGCAGAAGCTGATGCTCCTGCTGGTGGAATGCTATTAGCTGAAGATGCTAAGGGCAGACTTGTAGAAACTAATCCTATGTACGCACTACGTATGCTTAATGCTCCTACTGCTTTAGTAGCTGGTGCTATTGAAGGTGCGTATACTTCTGTTGGTTCAGGCCAACCCATTAGTCAATTGCCAAGTGATATAGCTAATGCAGCTACCAGATATGTACGTGAAGGTCGTGGCTTCTCTGACTTGGGCTCACAAGCTTTTGGTCGTGTAGGTGCTTGGGCTGACGAACAAGCTGGCAATACTGATCCTGAGTTCGAATATATTGGTAGTGGTCTAGGTGGTCTAGGAGGTCTTTACACAGACGTTATGACTGGTCCACTAGATGCTATAGCCATGACAGCTAAAGCTCCTACAATGGCAGCTAAGGGTGCTCTGAGGGCAGTAGGGGCTGCTCCATTAGGTAGAGTTTCAGATGCAGCTAGATTAGGTACCAAAGCAGTTGATATCGTTGAAGCTGTACCAGCTAAGGTAGCTACTAAAGTTTCTGATGCTACTAGCAAACTAGCCACTAAGACAGCAGAGATAGTACGTCCGTTAGTAGGACTATCCAAGAATACTGATGATGCACTTGTGGCCGCAGCATCTAACGGTAGAATTACAACTTCACCAAGTCCTAGAATAGATCCACTTACTGCTGTACGTAATGATACAGTTGATCTGTTAGCTGATGATATGGTTGCACTACATTCACGTAGACTAGCTACTGATGCTACTGTTCCTAAAGCAATAGTAGATGAACCACTCAATATTACACAGAAGAGAGAAGCCCTTAGAGATCTATGGGATATCTCTAGTTCTAGAATAAAAGAACGTGGTGGCGTCGAAGCTATAGCTAACAGATTTGAACAAGCAGGATTAGTTAACCTAACTCCAACTACTGAACAAGCTGCTCAGATAGCTGCTGGTACTTTAACCAGAGATAGTTTCTTAGCTGGTAGACTTAATGCACTAGCTGATGAAGTTCGGCCCATTAACTCTTTGGAGCCTAGTGAACTAAAAGCATTCTCTAGAAACGATATTCCAGTTGATGATACTTATAGAAAGGACTTGTTGGAGAGTCTTCGTTCTGCTGTAAGTGAAGCACAGTCACGCAATATAACAGACAATCTATCTAAGCTGAGTCTACCAGAAGTACAACTAGTAGTTGATGGTCTAGATAGAATCACCCCCGGTAGATTCGTATCTGTTAAATCTGTAAAATCTATTATGGATGAATTAGAAATTAGTATGGCTGGTTGGTCACCTGTTAAAGTTGGTGATGCTACATTTATGGAGAAGGACGGCGCACGTCTATCACTTCCACAATACAGACAACTAGCACTAGATACTACAGATGACATCATAGATGACTTTGGTATCTTCTCTATTAAAGCATCTGACCTAGCTGATGTCGCTAACAGATTAGATACTCCTCAAGCTGCACAACCATTCTCACGTTCTGCACCATTCACATATGTAGCTTCTAAATTCTCTCCTCTAGTAGATCAAATCAATAGTCAACCTATTAGAAATCTCTTCTCACCTAAGGAAGTACGTCCTGGTATTCTTGGTTCTGTAGCTCTATCACTTGGTAGACTAACTGGTTGGGGTTCTGAAGTTGGACCACGTAAAGAATTCTTGGATATAGTATCAAATGCTTGGGGCTCTATCTACGATATCTTCCGTAAAGAAGTTGCAGTAGCTAAAGGTACTGGTCTAGATACTAAGCAAGCCTTTGCTAAAGTCACTATGGCTAATCCAGATGACTACTTCGATAGATACTTGAGAGTTCTATATAATCTTACAGATACTCTGGATGAAGTTTATACTGGTGAGAAGACAGTTATTGGCGGTACCACTACACCTTGGGAATGGAACCAAGCATTGAAGTGGTTGACCTCTGGTCCTCTAGCTGCTAAGAAAGCAGACTTCGTTAAGCTCTATGAAGCTGGTCAGTACAATGAAGCTATGGATCTACTACAACAAGTCACTGGTGCTCTAGCTGGTAGAAAACTTGGTAGTCTAACTGACTTCGCTCCTGATATGCAGAAGTTTGGTATCTCTCCAGAACAGATTGCTAAAGCAGGGGAAGCTATACCAGCATTCTCAGCAGATGAATTTATGAAGCTTACATCAGTTGCTTACTCTAGATCTAAACAGAGTCTGCTACTCACAGAAGCTGTTGCAGATTTTACAGCTAAACATCCAGAAATGTTTGCAGGTGGATTGGATAAACAGATTCAAATTTATAGAAAGGTATTAGACAATAAGCTCGATATTGCTAGTGTAGCAACCTGGAGAATTGAAGACGAAGTAGAGAACTACATTAAGATTCATGGTCCTACAGATGTTAATGATGCTGGTGGGCGCGCAGTTGTTAGAGCTTTTGTAGAGAAGAAATTCAGAGAAGCATTCTCTTTAGCTGATGCTATAGAAGAAGTTCCTGGTGTCTTCGAAGCTCTTGTAAAAGTAGAGACTTTGAATCGTATAGCTATACGTGAAGCTGCTGCACTTGGAGTTACACCAAGTCTACAAGCTGGTCTAGATGGTATCCTGTCTCTATACAAAGCTACACCAGCAGATTTCAATTGGCGGCGGTTCATTGAAGACAATCCTCAAGAAGTTATCAATGCTATTCAGTCTACTAAGCCTGTTAAGGTCACTGGAAATAATATCCTAGTACGTAAACTACTCACAGGTGGAGACTACCTATCAAATAAGAATACACTATTCGATGCGTTCTCTAATGATATGATGAGAATGTATGGCTCTAAGTCTAAGGTTAACCTTGATGCTTTAAGACAGTCTATTCTCAAGACACTAACTTCTGAAGCGGGCACTGAAGCTTCCATTGTAGACCAGATTAATGGAATTATACTTCGTGGTCCAGATGATAAGATGCGCAAGGCTCTAGCCGAAGCATCTGATGTGGATGCACTAAGTAGAGTACTTGGTGAAATACTACTACCTGGAAGTAAAAGAGCTAGTGGACCTGAGCTATTAGAGTTTGCTCAAGCACTAACAGTATCATTCGATAAACTCAGAAAGACAATTCCTGGTAGTGTGTCAGCCAATGCATCAATGCACTTTGCAGATAGATGGATGTGGAATCTATGGGGCGCATACGTTAGATTCAATGCTTGGGCTAAAGCTGGTATGCTTGGTGGTGTATGGCTACCAAATTTTGGTTATCATGTAGCAAACGCAATGACTGCTCCATTGATTGTGCTTAACACACTTGGTCCTGAGATGGCTGAAGCTGCTATATTCAACATGAATGGATTGAAGATAATGCGCGGACTTACTGGACAACTACCACCTGAAACACTTGTACAGTTCGGTAAACCAGGAGCTTCTAGACTCTTTGAGATGAGAGAGCTAGTAGATATCATTGGTAAAGGAAGTATTCAGAAGTCACAGGCTGGGGCTGAAATGTCCAAGTCTATGATTGACGATATGGTTATGTACTCTGGTAGATATTCATGGGGCGATCAGTTCAGGTCTGCTCTGCGTAATCCTGGTTTAAGTAGCTATCTAGCTGAGATGGCTAATGCTTCTGATACATTCTTTAGAATCAACGTATTCGCTAAAGCTATGGATGAAGGTAGAACTGTAGAGGAATCCCTCAAGTTAGCTCGTGAATCCCTATATGATTACGGTTCACTATCTAAGTTTGAACGTGAATGGCTTTCTAAAGGTTTACTGTTCTACACCTTCTGGTCTAGAAACATGCTACAAACTGGTATGAATATCCTGAATGATCTGACTCGTCCAGGCAATTCTAGACTAGCTAAAGCTTATAGAGTACAGCAGGCTACAACACCTTCTGAACCTAACTATGATGCTGACTACACTACTACTAAACTAGGTAGATTTGCTCTGGGCAATAATGACTACACTCTAAAAAGCTCTGGTATTCCACAAGAGGAAGCACTATCTGAACTAGTAGGTTATCTTAGCACTGTGGTTCCAGCACGTTCTGGTAAACTCTCTAAGAGTACAACAGAAGCAGCTTTAGATACAGTAGGTACTGTACTAGATATAGGTGGTGGGCAACTATTTGCTAGAGCACCATTGCTTGCACAAGCCGCTGTTGGATATTTCTTTGGCAAGGAGATAGCCTTTGGTCAGACTAGAAACTTTAACGATACTATAGATCCTAGACTATTCCATTACATGGAACAAGATCCTAGAATGTTTGAGTACTTGGCTGCTCTAGGTGTTAGACTTGAAAAGGTAGACCTAGATAAACTCAAGCCAGGTGGAGGTACTTATCAGGGTACACAATATCGTATAAAGAAAGAAGACAGAGCACAGTGGTTTGCTATACAAACACTAGCTACCCATTTGGCTTTGAAGAGAATGTTGGGCGACTATGCTGAAGTTACATTCGGTCCTGGTGTGAACCAAGGTCCTGATGCTCCTGACTCTAGTACAATCCGTATGAGAACAAAACCACAACCTAACGACCTATTTGATTACAGGATTCAGTCTACTGGTCCTCTTGAATATGGACTCCGTGCTTCTGGTATTCTATCTCCAACAGCTAAACCTACTAGAGAACAGAGAGAGGAACAAATCCTCAAAGGGAAAATCAGAGCCATCACAGAGGAGTGAACTACATATGGATATACTAGCGTCAGTCTTTACTTATTTATCAACGATACATCCAGCCGCAGGAGTTGGATGGTTAATCACTGTTCTTGTCGTACCATCTGGTAAAGAACTATGGGGCTTCTTCAAGAAGTACGTAGATAGAAGGAACAAGGATTATGTGAAACGTAGCTTTGAGAATATCAATAAGATATACTCGACACTACAAGTACTTGGTTCTGAATGTAAAGCTAGTAGAATATCCATTATCTCTGCTCATAATGGTGGTGGCCGACTAGATCCATTAACTCCATTAAAGTCTACATGTTTATACGAATGGGTATCTCGTAGCGAGTATGCTCATAAAGAGTTCATACAAGCTAGACCACTTAGTGAATCTGAAGTACGTACATTAGCTTTTGTAGCTACAGATAAGATCACTCACTACTCAGAGCTTAATATACCAAACTCTATGAAGGACTCTTTAGTCTCCAAAGGCTTTACAGATATCCTATTAGCTGAGGTGAGTGTCAGTAAGGAGAGCTTCGTGTGGCTTGCTGTAGAGGCCAAGCATGACCTGGATACAGCTAAGTATAGAGACTTGGTGCGCGGTTGTGCTTCTATGATACGTGGCACTATCTAAGTTAGAATCACTGTGAGGAGACTGATATGAAAGTTATAGCTAGTTTACTAAAAGTTCTTTTACCAAATAGATATGATTGGGTGGCCGACCTACTGAAAGAAGTATTTGAATTGGCTGCGGGCGCAGTTGATGGTTGGACAGAACAGGATGAGATCGCTTTACAAGAAGTAGCAGTTGTTTGCTTTGAACAAAAGTTTAATCCTGAAGAAACACAGATACTTAGTGGAGCAATTGGTATACTAGCTAGGGAACTAGCAAAGATCAAACCAAAGAAAGTTAGAGTCACAGTAGAACAACTACACTAGAAACAGAGAAGCCCAGGATAAAACCTGGGCTCTTTTACTTCTGGGGATTAACTATCAGGCTGCAAGACCAGCGTTAGCTACAACTCCGTTGATTGTGTGTAGTCTAGACTTGGCATCCAAGTAAGCAGCACGAGCATCATCTTCTGATGTGAAGTATCCAAGGTGTTGGTTCTTACCGTGTACACAGATTTGAGCTACCCACTTGTTTGTACGTGCATACCAGGAGTATCCTTTTCTGTTCTGGTTCCACTGATTCTCACTCTTGCTTACGAGTCTTAGGTTATCGAGACTGTTGTTTAGTTTGTTGCCGTCAATGTGGTCGATATCCATATCATCAGGGACTGGACCATGGAAGCATTCCCACATAAGTCTTTGAACTGTGTAGCATTTGACATTATCAGTGCAGAGACTAACTACTTGATAACCGCTGCGTGTTACAGGAGTCTTGAGTTGTTTGACTTTACCGTACTTCATTGAGTAGACTTCGCCTACTGAGTTGATCATGTATTCATTTGTACTGTTGTTTGCAAATGTAATCTTTGTCATTGAAAATAATCCTCTATCTGTTTATTGGTTCGCTGTCTAAATGAAGCACCTTGCTTCTATACATATAATACTTAAACACGTAGGAAATGTCAAGTAGTCTTTAAAGAAAAATAAAATAAAATAAAATAATATACAAAAAGAAAATCCCCTTAAAGCGGAGTTAGACTTTAAGAGGACTCTCTGAAATTACTGGCTTCAATGACAGTAGAGGACCAGTACAGATACTATAGTCTCAGTTAGTAGCATCTGTCAAGTACGTACCCTGAAGTTTATCTAGTAGGGTAGAACGTCTATCAGCAAAACCAGCGTAGCTCAATACCTTTCCTGATGGCATTGTCACTTGGTTCTTACGAGATAGTTCTATTAGACCTACAACTGAGTCTAGCACATACAGTTCGTCTTCGGATGCAGAGTCAATAATTTCTTTGAGTATCATGCGGCGAATGTTTATATCCTCTTCTTTGTTCTGTACCATAATTGTATCCTTTGATTGTATTGTTTCTTCAGTCCCTTTCATGGTTGAGGGAGTACCTTTTACTTCTAGCTTGTGGGAGTCAAGGGCTTTCATGTGACGTACATACTTGCGCCACTTATCTACTATGAAGTTACAGAGACAAGAGAATACACAAGCTCTTTCTTTGCAGAACTTAACAGTGTTGTCAGACCAAACCTTTGTATCAAAGCAATGAGGATGAGAGTTCATCAGCTTCTTTAGTTTGGTGGTTAGAAAGTCTGCAATGTCTTCGTGCCACATATCAGTATCCTGATAGTACTTACGAGATAGTGTGCTAAACATCTTTGGTCTTAAGACTTTTATCCAAGAAAGAAATGAAGTCTTGGCTTGATAGAGAATAGTGCTTATGTTAGAATAGGTCATCATGGAAGTTGCTCCTTCTGTGTGAGAGGCTCTCGGGACGGCAATCCTGAGGGCCTTATTTTTTATCTAGTAGGGATTATACTGAGGCTTTGATTTTGGCTACACGACGGTAGTATGTCTTGGATGAGATGGTGCGGCCTGAAGGTAGTGTGATGTTGTTTACATCGTAGTCTACTATACCAAAGTATGTTGCCATTATCCAAGCATCATCATCAGTGGATGACAATTCACGGACATTTCGTAGGCTGTCCATTAGAGAGGTTCCGTAGATTGTCACTACAGGTGTAGATTCGATTACAACTTCGGGCGCCACTACTTCTTCTAACAGCTCAATGAATTCTTCTACTGTAGCTGGTGGAGCTACGAAAGCAACAGGAGCAGGGATTACTTTCTTGAAATCATATGTGGATTCAAACCACTGGTCAAACTGTACAGGTACATCGAGTAGGTTGTTGTGTGTGGATAGTTGTGAGTTCAACCAAGCAAACAAATCAGTGTCTTGGTTGTCAAACTGAATAGCTTCGAAAGCAGCTTGTGATTCAGTTGATAGTCTAGTGTAGTACTTGTAAGCGGCGGTCCAGGTGTGGGTAGTAGTGTCTAGCATTGTATAACTCCTTTAGTGTGTGGGATAGACTGGCTACAGTGCCAATCTCTAAACGTAGTATACTACCGTGGATTGTCATCGTCAAGTCATGTTCCGTAGATTGTCATAAATAAATGTCCATGGTTTGTCACCCTGATAGAATGTCCGTGGATTGTCACATGGTTAGCAGAAGCCATCTTGGATAGCTAACTGTACTGAAAAGAAAGTTGCACTCCATAGTCTAGGTTTAATCTAGTGACCAAAGATAGTTTTATTTATTTTCAAAATAAACCAGACTGAGAGCTTCGAGAAACGTATATATATAATGAGAGCATTCTACATTCAACGTAGGGCGCTAAGATGATTGAGTCTACCAAGTACTGTAGGGTTCGTTTGGGACTCACCCTCCAGTGGTTAGCTTGTAGAGAAAGAGTAGACTAGGTAGTGTTGGACTCTCACTGTAGTAGACGACTGGACGCCAAGTACAGTTGTCCTCTCTTGGCAGAGAGTCCAACTACAGTAGACTCAAGTAGTTATTATGTGTATACTAGAGTTCACAGTTAAACATAGGAGTCCACTGATCCACTAGTTAAGTTCGTGTATCCAATACGAACTACTGATGATCGTATAGTAGATTATGTTGAGTATACACTTACAGATGATGATAGACTTATGTGCTTAGATGCACTGAAGAGATTTGGTTTACTGAACACTTCGGCCCCACAATCCTCTTTAAACGATAACAACTTGGAGACACAATGATAGACAGGAAGTTCTTTTTCGATTCAGTTAGACATAGTATCTTTGGTGGTAAACTAACTAGTGGTCAAGTATCAGGATTAGAATCCATACTAGACTATGCTGAACCTACAAGGTTAACTGACCTAAGACAACTAGCGTATGTACTTGCAACCACAGCACATGAGACTGCATACACTTGCCAACCAATTAGTGAACATGGAACTAACAAATACTTTTTTGAGATGTATGATCCAAAGGGATTGCGTCCTGCTGTAGCAACTAGACTAGGAAACACAGTCTCAGGTGATGGAATTAAGTACAGAGGCAGAGGCTTCGTACAGCTCACTGGGAAAACCAACTATCAAAAAATGTCTGTAGTCACTGGTGTAGATCTAGTGGCTAACCCTGACTTGGCTATGCAACCAGACATAGCAACTAAGATTTTGTTTCACGGTATGGAGAATGGGACTTTCACTTCAAAGAAACTCTCAGACTATTTCAATGAGAATACTGATTGGGTTGGAGCACGCAGAATAATTAATGGGGTGGACAGAAACAACGACATAGCTCAGTTGGCTATCAAGTTTTACTCAGCTCTCGGCGCAACATCTTAATCCCTACAAGATAACTGTCCTCATACAATTCCCAATCCTCTGATGGATCTGAATAGCCTCTAATAGCTCTCTGAGCAACTACTACTGGTAGGATAGACTGACTACCACACATACTATTAGAAACACTCACAGGCACCTTGTAGACACTAGATTCAATTCTCATTGTTAACTCCAAAGGGGAAGGAAAGAACCCCGCTGAATATGGGAGGCGTAAGCCTCCAGAAAAGAAATCAGTGTAAAAATAATTGTATATTATTTCTAGAAATACTTGACACGTCAAGTCCCTGCGTGTACTATTACAACATAACCAGGGAGAGTTACCCAATGAGCATTATCAGTACCAAAACTAGAACCTTTAAATTCACTGAAACATTAGTTGAGCATGAACTACAGTCTTGCCCATTGGTAGATGGAGAAGTAGCTCCTGAAGGTTGGAAACCACAACGTATAATCAATGGTATTAATTATAAACGTCCTCCTCTTTCAAGAATAGGACTTCTAACTTTACAATCTGAAGATGGCTGGTCTGAACAGACACTAGTAGCCATTGCTGTAGATGAAGATGATACTCATTGGGATGTTAGAGCGGATAGCGCCTCTATGTCTGTATATAGAGAGTACATGAAACATCTAGCTACTTCAGGAAACCAATCATGAGCAATTCAGAATTTACAAACGAAAGATATGTTGATAGTATAACTATGCAAATACCTAAAGAACACCGTGATTATATAGACTGGGTTGAAGCACAAGTTATAGAAGAACTTCAAGCTGGCTTAGCCGAAGGAAGAATCACAGAAGCCAATATCCGTGACCATGTATTAATCTTTGAAACAAACTTACGAAAGAACCATCCTAAAGGAGCACAATCATGAATCCCGAAACAATTTTATCAGAACTTAACGCCGCACTCGTATCAACAACCACAACTTTCTTTTCACAACTACAGTTTGATTCTGGTTCACATCAGGAACAAACACCCTTTCAGCCAGTACCAGTAATGCCAACTCCCTTTGCTGGTGAACTCAGTGTAGACTTTATGCGTAGATGGCCTAGTGGTCAATGGCTTGTTCCTACTGGTACTGTTATTCCAGATGGCTTAAAATGGGATCCTTGGTATGTACTCTCTGGTCCTGATGGCTATACTCGTGGTGCATGGATTCCTTTAGAAGCATCATTCACTCAGCCTGTGAACTGATGTTTAACCTAGATATATTTAAAGACATCATACTTGAATCTCGCGCCGCACACTCTTCCCTCCCAAAAGAAATCATAGCCTTGCTACTAACCAACTATGAACTACTAGCAGACCCAATAGAAACAACAGACTCAGTTATCTACATTATCAAACAAACCAAGGAAATCAAATGAACTTACAACCACTTTATGAGAACATCTTGATTAAACGTATTGAAGCTGCTGAGAAATCTAAAGGTGGCTTATACATTCCTACACAAGCACAAGAGAAACCACAGGAAGCTAAGGTTATAGCAGTTGGTACTGGTGCAGTACAGTTAGATGGATCACTTAGACCACTCACTGTACAAGCAGGTGATACAATATTAGTTAGCAAGTATACAGGTACAGAAGTCAAGTATG